TTAACGGCTTCTATGTGGCCCAAAGCGTCAATGCCTTGGGAGATACCCACGGCGATGACTGGACCATGACCATTCGGAGTACTGCACGGCCATGACCCTGACTACAGCCAATACAGCGCCCGAGGAGCTGGAACGCATTGCCTTCGACCGGCAAACGGCGCGCCTGCGCACAGCCACACCGGGGATCATCACTGCCGTACACCCAAACGGCACAGTGGATGTGCAGCCCGCGATCATGCAGGTCACCACCCTGGACGGCGTGCGCTCGGATGAGCCGTTATCGGTGATCACCGGCGTGCCGACGATATTCACCTACTACGCGCAGACCCTTGGACTGAGCATCACCCTGCCAATGCAGGCGGGCGACGAGGGGCTGCTGATCGTTGCGGATCGCAGTATCGACAACTGGCAGGTCGCCGGGGGTGTGCAAGCTGCGGCTGAGCCGGTGTCGCCCCGGCATCACAACCTCACCGATGCCTTGTTTGTGCCCGGCGCGATCAGCGAGCCCAACGCCATCGCTGGTGTCTCTGCCGATGCGATCCAGATCCGCAATCGTGACGCTTCCACCAGCCTCAGCCTGCGGGAAAGCGAAATTATGCTGCAGGTGGGCAGCTCGACCATCACCGTCATGGACGAGGTGATCACCCTGAGCGCGGGTGGCTCTACGATCACGCTCGGTGGTGCCGGCTTGAGCCATAACGGCAAAAACATCGGCGACACCCATACCCACAGCGGCGTCACCCGTGGCCAGGACCCGACAGGAGCGCCGCTATGAGTCTGAGCATCCACATCGATGCCATCGACTACGACTTCCGCGTTATCGGCGGGCGCCTGCAACTGGTAACCGGTGCCGATGCGGTGGCCGACCGGCTGCGCGTGCGCTTGCAAGCGTACCTGGGGGAATGGTTTCTGGATCGCCGCTTCGGCCTGCCCTGGTATGACGGCGAGATGCTCGGCGCCAGTAACAGTCGATTGATCAGCCCGCTGATTCGCCGCGAAATCCTTAAAGACCCTGAAGTTGAAGCGGTGCTGAGCTTTGCCGTCAGCCAGAGTGGCCGGCAGCTTTCCATCCAGGCCACCGTGCGCACCACCCAAGGCGACACGCTTTCACTGTCCGAGGTATTCAATGGCTGACTACGGCGTGACCCCCGATGGCCTCAAGATCAAGCGATTGGCCGATGTGCTGGCCGACGCGAGTACAGCACTGGCGCTGATCCAGGACCCGATCACCGGCGAACGTTTGCAACCGGATTTTTCCGCTGCCGACCCGGCCATGCAGGTGGTCAAGATCCCGCTGGAAGCGGTGGGCGACCTGTGGGCCTTGCTGCACAACGTATTCAGCCAGTTCGACCCGGATGCCGCCACCGGCGCGGCACTCTCCGGGCTGGTGCGCCTGAACGGCATCGAACGTGCCGAGGGCAAACCCTCGACCGTGCAACTGCAGCTCACCGGGGTGGCCGGCACAGTGATCCGCAAGGGCCAGCGGGTCAGCGATGCCCAGCGCCAGGTTGTGTGGCTGACGCAGGCCGATATGAAACTGGACACTGAAGGGCAGGGCAGCGTCACTGCCCTCACCGAAGAAAAGGGCGCCTATACAGCCATGCCGGGTCAGCTCAGCGTGATCCTCACCCCGGTGGTGGGTTGGAACACCGTCAGCAATGCGGCGGCAGCGGTACCGGGCGCCATCGAAGAGCGCGACCCGCTGCTGCGCCAACGCCGCGACCAGTCGACGATGGCCCCGGCCAGCTCGCCGGTGGAAGCGGTCTACGCCAACCTGCGCAACGTGACCGGCGTCGACTTTGTTCGGGTGTTGATCAACAACACCCTGCAGATGGACAAGCGCGGCATACCGGCCAAGGCCATTGCCGCCGTGGTGGTCGGCGGTGAGGACAAGGACGTGGCCAGGGTGCTGCTGGAACGCTCCCCGGCGCTGAGCGAGTGGTACGGCAACGCGCTGTTTGTGGTCACCGACAACTTGGGCGACACCTACCCGGTGCAGTGGGTGCGGCCCACCGAAGTACCGATTTTTGTCGAAATAGATATCCAGTCGCTGGGCGACGGGCAACTGACCGACGACTACGGAGCACGGATCGCCGACGCCATCGTCATCTACTCACGCTTTGGCGCCCCGGGCCTCGGCATCCCGGCGGCTGCGGGCTACGATCAGGACGGCATCGTCCCCGGAGAAAGCGTGGTCGCGCCACGGCTCTACACGGCGATAAACAGCGTGCCGGGGCATGCGTTGCGGGTGATTCGCATCGGTACCGAACCGGGTGTTTTATCTGCTGCCGATATCCCCATCAGCTGGAATGCTTGGGCTTCGTTCGATCCGTCACGGATCAAGGTCAACCTGCTATGAGTCGCGCTGATTATAAGAACGAGTACGGCCGCGACCTGAGTGCCCAGGCCTGTGATCGCCAGCTCTACAGCCTCAAGCGCTCGACAGTGCGGGCCGGGGTGTTGCAGGCGCAGATTGATCAGGCCCAGGTGCTGTACGACACTCTGCTCGATACCCTGACCGGCCGGGACCTACGCTGGGCCCAAGGCAAGCAACTGAACGTGCTCGGCCGCATCGTTGGCCAGAGCCGCGAAGTGGTCAGCCGCAGCGAGGACCAATGGCTGCGCGCCGACGATGTGCTGGGCTCGCCGGACAACGCGCCGGTGTGGCTGGCAGGGGTGCCGTCATACGGTCAACGGTTGGCTGACGACGATGAGTTCCGTCTGCGCATCTACGGCAAGATCGCCAAAAACCACACCAAGCATGGATCGCTGCCCGAAATTCTATGGTTTGTGCGCCAGGCGTTCGGCATTGATTGCGGCTTGCAACGCATCGGTCCGCTGGAGGGGGTGTTGCTGGTGCGTGACAACATCCCGCGTTATCTGCTGCAGGAACTGACCCATGTGTTCAGTAATACCCGTGCGGATCATCAATATCTGCTGCCGCTACCCGCAGGGACGCGGCTGACGGGAATCATCCTTCGGCCGGCCAATGGATTTGGGCCGGATATGCAGAGCGGGGCGGCGGATTTGGCTGTTGGGGTAGTGGTGATCAGATTTATGCTGGGGTGAGTGGCTGGCGTGCAGTTCGTCCAGATGGCGCGACAGCCAATATTTACAGGGGTAAAGTGGCAGGAATCTACACCGGAGTACCCTGGGAGAACATCAAGATTTCTCCCATCGCGATCTTCCAACTGCAGTGAGTAGCCAAGGGGATGGCTAAATTATGAAAAGCAACTCCGCAATGAGCACCAAGGTGACGTCTGTTCTGATGGCGACTATGGCTTTGCTGGGCCATTATGCAATGGGGACTGCGCCTTCAACTGCATTTCCTTCGCCGGATGTGAATGCCCCCCGTGAGTTGCGGCAGGAAAGCGATGCTCTGGCATCCGTCATTCGTAGCCTTATCTCGGGGATGAATCTGGTAGAGAGTGAATACGCACGCATTGTAAAAAAGCTGCTTTCTGGTGCCTCGATTCAGTTGCTCCAGCAACATCCGAACCCTGAAGATCTGGCGCAAATGGCCGCCGTTCTGGCCAGTATTCGCGGGGTTGAACTTGCCCTGAAGAACACAGCCGCACCGACAGAGTTAGCGTCCCTGCATTTGGAACTTCGTAAAGCCACGGCCAATGCCCGCTCGCGCATGGAACAGGTGCATAGCCTGCATCGTCAGGCCATTACCATACCCGACGTTGTTGACGGTTTGGCCGATACCGATGCTTTGAAAGTGCTGGCGAAACATTCCACTGCGCAACTGGTGGCAATGGCTGACGCTTGATGAGTACGGTACGGGTAGAGTTTCATCCAGAGACCTTTAAGGCTCTCTTTACAGAAACCCTTCAGGTTTACCCGGGCCTTGCCCAGGCGTTGCTGGAAGATTTTCGCCTGTACAAACAAACCGACAAGCTCCCGGCGTACTTTGGCCGTGACGCACCCTATGTGCAGCCAGTGGCCGCTTTTAATGCCCGGTTGATGCATATTCATTTGCGATTTCCGCCCGAGCAATTTCCCAAGCACCTTCCACAGATTGACCGGGTATGCCGCAAGGGCGCCCCGGACAAGGATGCAGCTCTGGTCTATGTCCGAGGGTGGCTTGATGAAGATCGTTACTGCCTGCTGGGTGTTCTTCACCCCGATGCGCACGCCAAGGCAAGGAGCGAAAAAATAATGCGCTACCTGGCCCGTTTGGCGCAGAAATTCCGTGATGACAATTGATTTGGACGTGCAGGCTGGTATCTGGCTTGTAGATAATCAATTAATGGTGAGTCATGGGATCAGTCACCAGCCAAGAAAGACCACAAGGGTGTAAGGAAGTCCCCCTGTGTTCGGTCACAGAGGCCAACGTGGCAGTCTTCACGCAGGAGAGCGCTTAATGAGCCGCAAACTATCCCCCATCGTGTCCGAGTTCGAGACTGAAACGCAGGCAGCCCAGTACGATCAGTGGTTTCGGAACAAAGTGCAGGCTAGCTTGGACAAGCCCGGTCAGGGCGTTGCGCATCAAGTTGTTACGGCCGCAGTCGATGCTGTGATCCAGCAGGCCGAACCAATAGCATCAGATAAATCCAGATGACAAAACGCGTGTACATAAGCGGCGCATCGGGCTCAGGCGTAAGCACGTTGGGCGCAGCTCTGGCTGCAAAGCTTCAGGTCCCACACGTTGATGTCGACGATTATTACTGGTACCCGACCGACCCTCCTTTTGTAAATGCGCGACCTCCAGCAGAGCGAGTCGACTTGCTGATCAGCAGACTGGCTGAAGGCCCGTGGGTGGTTTCCGGCGCAATGGACGGCTGGGGGGACGAAGTCATTCAGCGTGCAGACCTGGTCGTATTTATCGAAACGCCAACCTCCGTCAGGATTGAGCGCCTGAAGGCCCGTGAGTTGCGCAGCTATGGTGATCGAGTGCTGCCGGGCGGGGATATGC